GCATCCTTGTGGCGAAGTTGGCAATAGCCCTTTGCACGAACACCCATATACTTTGAAAGATGGCGAACACAGCGAGTCCAGTCGCCAGGAGTTCCCCAGCGAATTTTTAGAGCACCTTTACCATGTGTCCAGTATCGGCGAAGTTCTTCGGCATTGCCTCGGTTGCGGTCTAATCCACCAGCAGCCTGAAGAGCAAACTCTTCTAGCAGACCCTCTTCTTCAATAAGTGCATAATCTTCGGCACTAAGCTCCTCAAACGGAGAATACTCTGGAAGGTCAAGTGGAGAGTCGCTAAGTAGCGATGCAACGATAGCTCCAGATGCAGTTACCTTAGCTAAACCGTCTACCTGCTGTAGAACATTGTCAAGAACAGATGCGTCAAGTGGGACTACTGGAGGAGGGGTGGCTGATTTTAGGTCGCGAATAACTTGCTCATCTGCAATCCACTGCTTATCTTCACGCTTGTAGGCAATAGGCTCAGTGGAAGTAGAATCTTTCGGCACCAAGCAAACTAGGTCCATAACAGCATTAGGGTCATCTGGAGAGACAATAGCAAAGTACATAGGAGCTACGTCAGTAGTCTCCGGAGTCATTTTAGTAGCCGCCTGAGTAGGGGCTTTTGCAGGTGCCTGTGGTACAGGTTTTACTTCATCTGCCATGCTATGCCTTTACTTTTAAACTCTATTTATTAGTATACTTTGGATTGAACTAGGCTATTTTAGACGTTAGTTAGACTTACGTTTTCTAGCACCAGCACTACCTTTAGGCTTTATAATTGCATCTAGACCAGCTCTTGCATGTGCAGCAATTTTGTTATCGCCAACTGGCTTGTATTTAGGTTCAGATGTAGTAGCACTCGGTTTACCTGTACCATTCTTTCCAGTATCCCAAGCTCCCGGTTTTCCAGTTGGCTTAGGTGCAGCAGGTTTAGGTACCGGTCTAGTTGGTTTAGTTGGAGCTGCTGGTCTAGTAGGAGATGTGCTCCAAGCACCAGGGTTGCCCTTAGGCTGTACTGGCCCTGTACGTCCTGTACCATTCTTTCCAGTATCCCAAGCTCCAGCCTTAGACTTGTCTGGGCCAGGCTTAGGCTTGTTAGGAATATTTAGACGTTCGCCAGAGTAGATAAGGCTAGGGTTACCACTCTTGATATTGCCCTTGTTGGACTTCATTACATCAGTCCAGTGCTTAGCAGTAGAGGTTCCTTCAGGCTTTGTCTTATCAGCGATAGACCACAGACTGTCGCCCTTCTGGACAACATAACGACCCTTTGAGTCATACATTCCAGTAGGAGCAGCTTTTCCAGTTCTACCAGTTCCGTTTTTACCTGTATCCCAAGCGCCCGGCTGACCTTTAGATGGCGTTGGTTTGGTAGGAGAAGTACTCCAAGCTCCCGGTTGACCTTTACTGCCTGTACCTGGTTTTGTACCAGCACTTCCAGAGCCTTTTCCAGACGGTGCAACTGGCTTTGTCGGCTTTGTAGGAGATGTACTCCACGCTCCAGGATTGCCCTTAGGTTGTACCGGTCCTGTTCTACCAGTTCCGTTTTTACCTGTGTCCCAAGCGCCCGGCTGACCCTTGCTTGGAGCTGGCTTGTTAGACTTGCGAATTTCATTTACTTTGTCTAGGAAGTTTGGCTTCTGAGCTGGGACTTTTGCACCCGGCTTGTAAGGAACCTGAGTAACAGGCTTAGGCTTACCTTGACCTGGAATCCAAACACGTTCACCAGAGAAAATCTTGTTAGGGTCACCGCTCTTCATATTAGGGTTTGACTTCATAATGTCTCGCCAGTGCTCGCCTACAGATTTACCTTTAGGGGTAGTCTTCTCAGCAATACTCCAGAGGCTATCGCCTTTTTGTACTACATAGCGACCCTTAGAGTCATATGGGCTAGTAGGGGCAGCAGGTCCAGTACGTCCTGTACCATTTTTACCTGTATCCCAAGCACCTGGCTCTGATTTTACGTTAGGTCTGCCTGTACCATTCTTGCCTGTGTCCCACGCCCCTGGTTGACCTTTAGATGGCGTTGGTTTGGTAGGAGAAGTGCTCCATGCACCAGGCTGTCCCTTGCTTGGAGCTGGCTTAGCACCGCCACGTCCAGAGCCATTTCCTGGAGTTCCCTTACTTGAGCTAGGAGCTGGCTTGGCAGGGGCTGCTGTTTTTTCAGATGGGGTAAATATTTTGTTGTGGTAAGTAGTTCGGTCTTTGATACCTTGAAGTTGTTCCCTAAGTTTATCTTTGCCATCATCTTTACCAGAGTCATCTTGGGTATCTTTTTTAAATCCAGCACGACCAGCCATCATAGGAGCATCTTGAACAGAAATCTGTCCGTTCTCGCCCGGGACAGCAACTTGCTTGCTAGCAGCTCCAGCATTTTTAGTTGTATTTGGGTCTAGCTGTGCTGGATTTGGGATAGCAGTTTGGCCAGTCCTTTTTGCGTAGTCTTTAGCTTGCTGGTCTGTGATTGGCTTGAAAGCGGCACGCTGAGATTCAACAAAACCTCCCCAGTTCTGTAGAACATCTTGAAGTGCACCCTGATTCATTGGAGGTAAAGTACCTGGAAGTTTAGCAGCAGCCTGATTGATTGGAGAACGAGGCTCACCAAGAACACCAGAAACATCTAGAGGCTCTGATAGTTCTTCAGCAGTAGGCACATTTGCAGGAGCTACAGGAGCCGCCGCCTGAGCAAACTTATCTTCTTTTTGAGTAAGCTTTGCAGGAACTTCAATGGTTTTACCATTATCCAGCTCAACCGTGGTCGCACCAGTAGCAGGGTTCAGACCAGTAACCTGACCACGACCATTTTCGCCATCGTTTCCAACAACTACACGGCTACCCTTAGCAACAAACATACCGCCAGCATCACGGGTCTGACTCTTAGCATTGATAGAACGCTCTTTAGGAGAATAGACAGAGTCTTTAGCAACTGCACCTGAAGGTCCCTTTTGCTGAGCAGCAGCAGGTGGCATAGCAGCAGTAATGCTCTTTAGGAAATCCCAGTCTTCCTGAGGAGCAGCGTCCTCAAAAAGTTCCGCTTCTTCAGGGTCAATATCATTGATTGAAACAATGCCAAAAGGACTTTCCTGAAGTAGAGCAGACATAATCATTGCTGACTCAGGGTCAATAATGGTGTGGTCTTTTTCGCAAGAATCGTAAGGGTCATCTAGAGCTTTGTCGTAAGTCCAAACATCGCCATCAACGTGGCCAAGAGAATCCCAGCCCATATCGTCCCACACATAAACCTGACCATCAGTGTCTAGTTTGTATAGGCGGTCCATACCAGAACCATCTAGGCGAACACGAGCCATGAACTCAGGTGCAACACCTTCGCCTAGCTCAAAAGCATCTTTGAAAGCATCTACGTTAGATTCGTAGCTTTCAGGAGTTTTGTAAATTTCGGAGTCGGCATCATAACCATTGATGGCATATCCGCTAGCAGTGGTAGCCTTCTTATTCTCACGCTCAACAATTGCACTAGCCCAACGACGAGCGGAGTCTCCGCCCCACAGGGCCCACGCGATTCTTCCGTTGCTCGGGAAGCCATCTTGCCCAGGCTGCCAGCCTTTACCCTTTTTGTCTACTTCGTGGCGAGGGAAGTATTTTGCAATGTGGCGGACCTTCTCAATGCCAATCTGACCACCACGAGCAAGAGTGCGAGCAGTGTTTAGACCAACAGGAGTTCCACCTCGGTGGTGCTCCTTGTGCCATTCAAGAGATTTCTTGGCCTCAGACACAACGCCAGCAGGAATAGTGTACATACGGCCAGAAGCAGTAATAACCTTGATATCAAGGGTGGTTAGTGCACCAGTAGCAAGCTCTAGAGTAGAGTCGCTAAATGTTTCGTTGGTAGGCTCCCAGTCGCGGCTAGGCAGGACTACATCGGATTTACCGAGGCCAACAACTAAGTTTAGGTTAGTGTCAATGATTACAGCGTCGGTTGCGTTGCTGAATACAGCAAGGAAACCATCGCGACCAACGAAATCGGTCATTTTTCCTACTATTCTTGGTTAGGTATGCCTTCGCCAGCCTTGTAGGCTAGGTCAAAGTATTGCTCGATGTTGCTTAGGTTTAGTTCACCTTTGTCAAACTCGTAAACAGCTTCGTGTTCTTCATCGTAGTCATCTGGAACATCTTCAGGGGTGTTCTCTAGATTCTTATCCCAGTTCAGCATGTACGCATCGTAGCCACCAGTCATCTGGTCAACTTCTGCCTGACTTGCTGGAAGTCTCCACTCCCCACCCTCACGGACAGTAAGGCCGATAGGGGTAGAAACAAATAGAGATTTTGCCTCTCCGCTAGATGGGTCTACATATGCGTAGATTTGCGTTGAGAACTCTGATGCGTATGACATATATTTCCTTATTGTTAGGTCGGGTAGAGTTACTAGCCCAACATTAGGAGCCTGCAATAATTTTACCTTATTCTGAGGTAAGTGTGTTTATTGTTCTGGCTCAGTTTTGTTTGATTGTTTTTCCATTTCATCGAGGCGGTTCATCCACTCGGTCATGGCGTATGGATACTTCATAATATATCCAACCAGCGAGCCATTATCCATCTCAGAGAACTTTACAAAGCGTGTTTCAGCTCCGTTATCGGTCTCAATGATGAACTCAATGCCGTCCGGTCTTTTGTTATTATCCATAATAAAATCCTATCACTAAGTCTTAGTAGACTACTTCTTCGTCAGTGCTATCTTCTTCATCCCCATTGAAATCACTAAGTTTTGGAGCATTTTCTGAAAAAGATAGAATCTCTAGCTCGTCTCCATAAATTTCGTAAATAGCGTATAGTACGGTATAAGGAGCAGACGGATGAGCTACAAGCATAGGTCCGGTTGCTGTAGCAGGGAACTCATTATTTCTATCAACACTTATGGAACTAATAAACATAAGTATTTGATTAGTAATATGATTACCATCTTTAGTGCCACCCGACATAATAAAAGGCGATTGAGGAGCCCAAGTAAGGGTTATACCGTCAATAGTAAAAGTCCAAGGCTTAGTTTTTTCAAAATCTGGTGAAGTGTAGTTTAGTTTGTAATCTATCATTTACTATTCCAATCCAGCATGGACAGAAGCATACCAATGTTAAAGTTCCTAAATTCAGTATCTTCACCTAGACTATCTAGTCTTCCTTTTAGATAGGTTTTTTGGTTAGGTAAATCTTGTCCCGGAATTTTTGTGGCCATAGAAGAATCAGTATACCAAATACCAGTAGCAATATCCATGTGAGGGTTTCTATAGGAACTTCTATTTCTTCCACTTCCTACAATTAGAGTTGGAGCATCTGCCCACCAGCCGCCTCCAGGAGTGGAGTACCTTCCAGGACTAGTAAATAAGTCTTCCATTCCAGTACTTCCTACCTCGGTAGACCTATTGGATGGACTAAAGTCTCCAACACCACCTCTAGGGTATTGCTTCGATGTATAGCTACTTACAAAATTTCCGCCATTAAATACAAAGCTCCAGTCTTTAGATTCCACTGACGGTAGATTGCCATTTTGGTCTTTAATTCTATCGTAGGTAAAAGCATGCTCTAAAGCACCGATGTCTGGGTTGATTTGCTGGAAGAAGTGCCAGAATTCGTGAACAAAATCACCGTGGTCATCTCCACGAATGACTCCACCATTTCCACCATCACTATAGTAGTGAGCACGGGCACCAGACTCAATGATTCTAATTCTACCCATATGTGCGTATGGATTGCTACTAGCATCTCTAGTAGTCTTCAAGTAACTAATTGCAGCAAGTAGGAAGTCTTTAGGAATATATTGGAAAGCTTTTTCTATTTCAGCTCTGGTTTTCTTACTTAGTTTAGAGTTTTCAGAATATCTACGCAATCTTGGCTCCCACTTACCAATATATTGCGACATATCAACCGAGTCAAACTCTACTCCGTTTTCTTTAAGCGTCTCAACTAGAGCATCTCTAGAAGCAAAAGTTCTTTTTTCTTTAATATCGACAAGTTTTTCTCTATTCTTAGCTTGAATATCGGCTTTAGCCTTAGCTTCCTCTGCTAATTTTTGTATTTCAGGGTAGTCAGAATTTTTAGACTTTTCAGCCAACCTTACGGCTGCAAGTCTTATTCTGTTTGTAGTTTTAGTATTTAAATATGAGTTGCCAAAATTATAACTAATTGCATTACCTGTATCAAATGACGCACCAGACTTGCTATCAGGAGAAATATTGTAAGGAATTCCCCATCTTCCAATTTTAGGTCTGTAATTGTTATCTAAAGTAGCCTGAGCAATCTCTTCTTCTGAGATTCCTTCATCGTAATGTCTTGCTTCTCGCAGATAGGCTTTTAGGTCTTCTTCAGTGATAGTTGCAGCTTCTTTTTCTATTTCAGAAAATAGCATAGCTTGCAGTTGACCTCTAGAGTTCATAATTTCAGTATCTATACGCTGATTTTCATGCTCTATTTCTCTAATTTTATTAGATATAAATTCTTTGACATCAGCGTCATCTGGAATGTCTAGTTCTTTTCTTAGTTTAGCTTCGGCTTTCTTTTCAGCAGCTTCTCTAACCTTAGAGCCAAGTTCGATGATGCTGTTCTTCACATCAGTAGCCTGCTGAGACGGAGCCTGAGCAGTCCTAGTTGAATCAGCTATAGATATTTTTGTACCTTTTGTATCTATTGCTCGTTCAGAATCAGATTTTCTACCATCTAGTTTCATACCATGGCCAGATGCAGCTATAGCCTTAGCCGCTGCTTTAATCTCGTTAGGCTCTAGCTCACCGTCATCATCAAAGTCAAAGTCTGAAAGGTCAATATCTAAAGCTTCATTTCTAGCAGGCTTAATTGACTCCGGGGTGCCTTCGGCATCAGGGGCGATATTCTCCGGCTGAAGACTGTGAAGCTCGGCTAGAGCTTTAGCAGCATCTCCACGAGTAGTCGCAGTAGCAAGAGTATCTTTAGCAAGTTTAGATATTTCTGGATTATTTGAATTAGAGAATTCTTCTAGTGCTTTTTGCTGGTTTTCAGTTATAGGGTTGTTAGGTGAAACAACATTCTTGAACTCAGCCATGCGTTCTTCATAACGCTTTTTCATTGCAGGGAAGTCTAGAAGGCTCAGGTCTTGGTTATCCTCGGCAGCAGCACGGTCAATAATCTTAGAAACTAGGTTATAAGAATCTTCAGCATCTCCATCAGCTGAGTGCCAGTTTGCAGGCTCAAAGCCTAGGAAGTTTGCAACAGGACCGAGGCTAGATGTAGCCTTGATTTCACCAGTCTTGCGGTCTGGTGCCTTAGGACCGTCAGTGCCTTTCTCGGGGTCATACTTAGGTAGAAGTGAGGCAAGGTCCTTAGAGTCAATAGTTCCAGCAATGTCTAGCTCTACGCCAGCATCTGCTGCCATACGCTTTAGAATCTCAATGTCAAATGGAACGTTCTGTCCACCCAAGAGAGCATTAGGACCGATGAACTCCATAAACTCTCTAATAGCGTCATTCTTACTCTTTTGCTGAGCAAGCCACTCTGGAGTTACTGGAGTGGTTTTTGGTTTACCATTCTCATCCAAAATTCTGTTGCCATTCTCATCTAGAACATCGCGACCTAGGTTCTTTGCTGACCATTCAGAGAGTTTGCTTTCAGGGTTTGTGTAGACGTTGAAACGCTTTACAATTTTTCCATTTCTAACCTGCACTGCACCGAGCTGAACAGAGTCATTGGTAATATCTTGGCCATCGTAATCTGAGATACCTGTAGTCTCGAAGTCAAAATAAGTTATTGTCTTATCTTTTAGACGCTCTTGAACATCTTTCCAGCTCTTAGCACCCTTCATAATATTCTGGAATTCACCAGTGAAGGCACCCGGAGTTGGTAGACGAGTTCCGCTTGCATCCATAGTTGCTGACTGGAAGTCTATACCTAGGTTGTCTAGGGAGCTAGGAGCACCTTCAGCATCAGGGGTAGGGGCAGCAACTTTTTTAGTTACGAGGAATTTGTACTCTTCACCTTCCATACGGGTAGCCGTAAATCCAGCTAACCTTAAAGCTTCTACGGCTTTATCTACGGCTCTATTATTTCTAATTAATCTTTCTGCAGCATACTCGGGACTTTCAGTTGCGGCATTTTCGTTATAGCCTACAATAACAGCTTCTCTAATAGGCTCTCTTACTGTATCCCAGTAGACCCCCTGACCCCTAGATTTCTTATACTTTTTTCTAACCTCTTTGTAAGAGTTTCCGCCATTACGGTCAGAAGCGACAGCATACACTCCAGTACTACGGTAATATTTTCCATTAGACACAGTGCTTAGATATGTGCCAGCTTTCTTTAAAACACCCTGTACCTGAGCAACAGTTGTTGCACCTGCAAATGGTTCTGGAGCACCTTCAGCTGCAGCAAGCTGTTCTGGCTCAGTAGATTTGATTAGGCCGTTGCTTTCAAGAATGCCCTTGACGCGGTCTGTTGCTTCACCTGTAGAGATGTAGCGGCCGACAGATTCAGCAAAGTGTTCACCATTAGATACGACAGCATATGTATTATTAACTTCGCCATCTTCGCCAGCATGCTCAGCTTCACCCTTAATTTTTTCAGGATTTTTAGTGTCAGTAGTTGCATATTGAATTTGATGGCCGAGCTCATGGTGAAGAGTGGTTTTTATCTTTTCTAAACTACTCTTATTCTCATTCCAGTAGAAACCTTCTTTTTCTTTTCTAAACTCAGGAGTGTCGAATAGTCGCATTCTGTCAATATTTATGTACAGCTGACCATTAGTGCCTGTTGCCGCATTTATGACAGCTTTAGAAACTGAGTCAACTCCAATATCCCCTGAGCGTAGTGGTGCATGTCTTCCAAGTTTGATGTCAATAGCACCGGTAGGGTTGAAAGTGCTTATGTAGCTACCAGCTAAAATATTTTGCAAGTTAGAAATATCTATCTTGCTGTGGAACTCAGTGAGTGCGTTTAGAAGAGTATTTACTTCATCAGGGGTAGCCATCATAGACGAGTCATTAGGGTCTAGCTCAAACATCAGGTTGTGCTTGTTTAGAGCTGGGTCTCTGTGCTTGATAACTAGGTGGCGTGGTCTAGAGTTTAACGCATAACCTTTGTAGGCAGCTTGTCTCTCAAGGCGGCCCGGAATCTTAGCAATTTCAGCTAAAGCATTTTCATCATCAAAGACTACGTCCCAGCCATCCGGTAGAGATAGTTCTGATGCAGCTTTTCTAACTGCTTCATTATGCTGCTGTAGTCTCGCAGGAGTACGGAAGAAGTCTTCACCAGGGTTGTCTTTACCAGTAGCCTCATCTATTGCATTTCTAGCAGCAGTTACTTGGTCTGGAGATACAAAACGGCCGGCCATGTCTGCTGGACGAATATTGTTATTTAGTTTTGCAATTTCATCACTAGATAGCAGTGGCTCGTTAGTCAGCTTATTTTGGAAATCAGATGTTAGGAATGTAGCATACGACTGAGCAAGATAGTCGTGGAAATCTAGCTGATTTTGTAGAGCATCAGTATAAAGTTTCTTAGCTGCTGCTACTGCAACAGGGTCCTGAGGTTCATCACTTAGGGCATCTTCTAGGTGATTTCTAGCAGTAAGTGCCTTTAGCTCTAGTTTAGAAACACGCTCAGCTTCAGGTCCAGTGATGGATGCTAGAAGCTGGTCATCAATCGCTGAGCTCAGTTCTTTAGCACCAACACCACCATCTGCTGCATTAGCAACTTTAGTTAGAGTGTGGTCTAATTCTTGCTTAGGGTTTAGGGTAGACGGAGCGTCCGTTAAGTCATCACTAGTTGACTCGTCATCAAAATCAATGTCAGACAAATCAATGTCTAGAGATTGATTCCTAGGAGCATCCGGTAACCCCTCTGCATCCGGCTCAATGTTCCCGGATGGGGGGTTACCTTCTACGCTTTTGGGGCGTCAGGGCCAATCTCTTGGTCAGGGTGGTAAGCAATCTTTTGAACATTGCCATCGACATCCTTGTACATAACTGCAACAATTGGCTGACCATTTTTAGAAGTAATCTTGGTCTTTACAACTGTACCTAGAGGGTTTCCATTAGTGTCATAGATAGTGTCTCCAGAAAGAAGGTCTGCTGCTTGCTTAGTTACTCCGCTAGGGTTTACAGATGGGGTATTAGGGTCTTCTCCCTGAGGTACGCCATCACTGCCCAGATATGCCAAGTCAACCTTATTAGGGTTGTAGTTAGGGTCGCTCGGGTCCTTCCAAGACATACCCTTCTTCAGACGAGCAGCTTTACGCTTATCAGTAGCTTCTTGACCTAGACGAGAGAATGTTAGGTCGCCGAGACGGTCCCAGCCATCATAGCTAGTTAGTGGAGTGTTATCATCGACTAACTTCATATGAGTAGCGGCTAAGTCAGCATCAGAGGTATGTAGTTTGCCATCTTCTCCAAGGAATTGAAGTCTAACAAAGTCGTTATAACCTCTACCATTGCTGCTAGGGCGAAGTCCAACTACTCTACCAATAATTTTACGTCCAGATGGGTATTCTTTTGTACGTCTATTATCGCTAAATTCTACCTTTGCACCTTCCTTGACAACTAACATACCGCCACCAGAAACGTGAGGTAGTTTGATTTCGTTGTCAGTAGACCACTGCTTGTTAGCGTGTAGGATGTAGTTAGTTACTGTTGCAGATAGCTGTTGTAGAGCTTTAGTACGCTGTTTGCCGGTGACTCCAGATGCATCAAGTCTATCTTTTAGACCCTGACGAATCACTTTAGTAAATACTCCTCCAGATGTAGAATTGTCTGGGAGCTGGTTCATCATTGCTTGGAATCTTAATTTAGCTGACTGAGTGTCACCTTCGGCAACAGCTTTATAAAATGACTCAACTGCACTACGCTCAACGTTACCTAGAACTACTGCAGTAGTCTCATTTAGAGTTTCAGCTTCACCGTTTGCAGCAAGTTCGAACTTCTCTTCAAGGGTAAGCATACGCATATCTTCAATTGTGTGAGCCCTATTCATAGCATCAATGTTGCCATTGTACTTCTCTTCAAGCTCTGCACGCTGCTTATCATTCAATGAGTCCTCAGTACGAGCACTCTTATCAAACTTTCCACGCCAGTACTTCATGCGGTCTTGCCATGTTTTACCGATAGCAAAGTATCTTGAGTGTTCTCCGCTACCCACCTTAACGGGGCTGGTCTCACCAGAGAAGTGGCGAGTCATTACTTCAATACCATTTTTCTTACCGTGAATAGCTGAGTAAGAATCACGAGAGTCATGGGAGATAAAGGTTTTCTGCTCGCCAGTCTTTAGGTCAGTAAAACGGAATGCAGTTTGGAACTGGTTACCAATGGTACGAGAAACAATAACTTCTAATCTTGTTCTGCCGCCATCGATAGTTTTACGATGAGTCATAAAGCCACCGTCAAATGTATCATTAGGGTCATCAACAAAGAATCCGTCTGGATAGTCTTCAGATAACTGATTTAGGATAGCATCAGGGTCCTGAGCACCGTCTTTCCTAGAAACCTTTGTATTGAACAGTTCAGCATCGCTCTTTTCAGTTGGAGCAATGTCGCGACCGTGGTCGCCACGGCGAACTGCTGGAGCTGTAGGGGTAGCAGTAGGGGTTGCAGCAGGAGTTCCACCGTTCTTAGCAAGGTAGTAGTCGTTGATTTCATCAATAAGGTCTTGAATTTCGCCCTCATCTTGGAAATCTTCATCCTGCATAGCATTGTATGCATCCATTAAACGCTGCTTTAAGGCTTTATCTTGAATTGAGTCAGCAGTATCCATAGCATCTAGGTCTTCTAGAGTCTGCTTTTGAATATCAGAAATTGGGTTTCCATTAGCTTCTCTGTCTGGAGCTATATTAGAAGTAGGCTTGGTATTTACATCGTTGCCTTCGAGGAATCTCTTGCTCTTAGCTTCACCGTTCTGGTCAGTGTAGTTAACAGTAACCTTACCGTTTTCGGTAGAAACGCTATCAACTGTACCTGAAGTTCCATTTGCGTTGTAGATTTTATCTCCAGCAACTAGAGACTCAGCCTTCTTGGTTGGAGGAGTTAGGTCTTCAGGTGGCGGTGGAGCACCATTAGGGTTAGGACCATTTGGAGGGCCCGGAGGGCTTGCAGGTGCTACATCAGGAGTAGGGAACTCAACCTGAGTAGGTTCTGGAATTGCAGCAGGCTCGTTAGGAATAGTTGGCTTCTCTGGAGCAATCGCCTTTTCAGGAGCAGGAAGTTTCTTGTAGCCACGCTCGTGACCAAGTTTTGTGGTTGAAACTTTACCGTCAGGGCCGACAACTTCAGCCTTAGTGTAGTCTCTTCCAAAGTTGTCAAAACCTTTTTCTAGAACTTTTCTAACAGTTCCAATTTCATTACCGTCAGCATTCCAGACTTTATCTCCAACTGAGAAATCTTCCGCAGGGATAGCATTGTCTGGAACAGTTACAGGTCTAGGTAAAAATTCAAACGGCTTTAGTGGCTTTACTGGAGCTACAGTAGGTGTAGCTAGGTAGTCTTGAAGAGAAGTGTCGCCTGGCTCACCGTGAATAACACGACGAAGCATGTCGCCAGCTCTAGTGCTAAATCTCTGCTCTACTCCATCGCGGTCGATACCGGTAAAATCAGTACCGCCATTGTCTCTAGGAGCAAAGTCCGTAATCTTTAGTAGGTCATCGTTCTCTGGATTGTTTACAAAGTCATCAACCTCAATACCAGCCTCGTCAACACTAGCCTTTTCAACTACAGGGCGGTCAAAATCAGAAGTATCTACTTCTGGACCTAGTAGGTCAGAAATGTCATCTGACGCTGGAGTATCGTTTAATACATCATCGAGTAGAGAATCTACATCAGACACATCTTCTCCGTCGAATGCATCTTGAATAGCTTTATCAGCAACTTTTGCTGCAGAGTCTGGGGCACCTTCCGCATCTGGGGCGATGTTGTTGGCAGCATAGTCATCGACTAGTTTATCAAACTCTTCTAAACCATCGGTAGAGAATTTACCTACATTTATTCCGCTAAAGTAGTCCTTATCGTAGTTTTTTGCTAGATAGTCTAGAAAATTCTTGCTCCCAGCGACGCCTAGGCCTAACTTCTTTGCTACTTTTATTGTCAGTTCTTTTGCAAGGCCGTCGTTGTATCTGTCCATGTGGTCGTTAACGTCTTCATTGTTCGACCAGAAACTGCTTCGTATGCCTTTTCTAATTGCTTTTGTTAGTTCACCTAAATCAACCCCATCGCCCTCTGCATCTGGAGCGATGTTTTTATTTTTAAGTCCCTCTAAATACTTTGGCTCTGAGACTATCTTAGGGTAAGGGTTAGTACGGCCCCAATCAACGATATCAAAAGGTTTAGCTTCAGCGGCAGCCTCGTCTGGGAGCTGAGCAATTGCTGCCTTACCTGCTGGAGTATTTTTGAAGGCTGCGTTTTCCTGACCTTCAGGGGTGTTTACACCACCATTAGCAAGACGAAGGTCATCTGGAGTGATTTCTGCTTTTTGTACATCTTCAATGTTAGGAATATCTGACTGAGCTAGAAGAGAGCCAAAAGGGTCGCTAGAGGCTTGAGGGTCGATTCCCTTAGAACGTAGGTACTCGTCTGGGAGAGTAGCACCAATCAACTCAATGTGTCTGGTATCTAGTTCATACATGCCATCAGGAATACCAAGATGGCTCATCCCCTGAACAAGAGCACGAACTCTATCTGGACTACCACTTGAACCAACTGCTCTACCAGTAAAGCCAACAAGCTTTCCAGCAACTTTTAGGGCAGAGCGAATCTCTGCACCCATCTCAATCCACTGACCTTTGTCTCTACCAAACAAGACACGAGGCTGGATTTCCCAGAAACCCTTGTTAGCACCGCTACCAAATCCGATGCCGGCAACTATTGGAGATAGGTTGTCATCGTTGTTGCCGTTGAAGAGGTTGTCAAAATAACCAGACATTGTAATCCTTCTATATTTTTAAAGGTCGGGATTGTATCCCAATAAAATTTTTACCTAGTAAAAGTGTATAGAAGTTTTGAGGAGGCTATTTGGATTAGGAAATGATTTCATTTAGTGGAATGAAGCGAGGGTCCTCGTCATCAAGGTCTTTTAGAGCCCAGTAAATAGCAGCAAACTCAGACCAGCGAGATGCCATATCCTGAGTAGGCTCTGAGACAACATCGCTTGACTCCCAGTCAGCAAAATCACTCTTCCACTGGTTGTTCTTTTCTAGCAACTTCTCGACATATGAAGAAGATGCACCAGCAAGAATTGCAGATTCTAGAGTGTCTGCCTCGTCATCATACTTCTTGATTCCGCTAGCAGCAATTGCACGAAGGTCGACTGGGAACTCAGGGTCAACTAGGTTAGTTAGAGCATCCTGGAAAGCAGCGAACTCGGCTCTTGCACTTGCAGTAAAAGGGTCAGTTAGGCTACTGTCATCTAGCAAAGCAAAACTGCTCTGGTAGTCAGCGTTCTTAGCAAGTTCACGAGCAATTCTGTCTCTAGAATCGCCACGATAAATCATACGAACTAGTCTGTTATCTTCAGTATCGAATGGGTGGGCACCAGATGCAGTTAGAGACTGTTGCTGAACAACAATGTTTAGTAAGTGACTACGGCTTAGCTCGTAGCTTTCAGTTAGGTCTGGAAGTTCTTCGTCAGCTGAGATAGCAGCAGTAAGTGGAGTATTGTATTTGAATACTGCGTCAGAAATCTTTCCAGCAGATGTCAGTGCCATCAAACGAATCTCTGCGTGGACACGCTCGATAGAGCCCTCTGGGTGTACATAAGCAGCGGCAACAACAGGGCGTAGTTCCTCTGGAAGCTCTGGGTCAGCGGCAACCCAGTTAGCACGCTGAGTGCGTAGCTCATCTGTACTTAGAGCATGCTCGCCCTTGAAGAATGGGTGGCGTGGAGGTAGCAAGTCAAAGTGATTTGTTCCAGCACTTGCAACAATGCCCTTAGTGGCTAGGTCAATGTAGTTGTTCACTTCTTTGCGAATAGCAAAGTTACGAGCAGCAATGTTTCTACCAGATGTAGCAGCATAAGCACGATTGATAACAGTGTTCAAGTCCTGTGCATTTAGACGGCGTTCTGGAAGTAGAGCCTCATTAGTAGAGTTGAAAAGCTCGATTAGTTCTTTACGGGTTAGTAGTTGGTTTTCGCTCATTTTATAGAGTGCCTTTCTTAGGAAGTAGGTCAGCGTCTGGGCTGTCGTACAGAGCAGATGCAAGTAGGGCTGCACGCTCAAATGGGTTTTCGTTGTTTTTGATTCCACGAATCCAAGCAGCACGAATTGCTGGAATAGTTTCGTAGCCGAGACCGGAGAATTCTGCTAGTGAGAATACTGCGTGCTCCTGAGATTCGTATTCATCTTCTTGAAGAATGGATACTGCCAAGAAATCATTATAGTAGTTTTTGCCTGAAGCAGCAAATCCTTTAGCGGCTAGTTCTGATTTTGGGTGGGTAGGTGGTAGTAGGTCATTGTCAGCAGTGTAGTTGCTATTCTTTGGTTCAGCTGCTTGTAGCAGGTAAGAGAATGCAGCAACACGAGACATTGCCCAGTCGTGGCGTTCTTGGTCTGGTCTACCAGATGCAGCAAAAGCTCCTGCACCACGGCGATACACTGCCTTGAACATATCTAGGTTAGCTAGGCAGTTTATATCTGCTGTAGCATTGTGCTCTACAAGTTTCTGACGTAGAGCAAGTTCAGTGTTTCGTGAGTAACGAATCTTTTTAGTTTTAGACATAGCGGGTTTCAATTCCGGTCCTTTGCTAGGTTTCTTGATATCTCCCTGTTTCAGAACTGGTGCAATTGCTCCAGCTCCTCCAGATGCGACTTTGGCTTTTTCTTCTGTAATCGGACCGCCAGCAGCCCATGCGTTACAAGTTCTAGATGCTGCACATTTAAAGTCAAGTGCTTCGCAATAGCCGAGTTCAGCTTTATCGATTGCATCCCATGCGTTTTGCTCTCCGGAACCACCCTCTGCTAGTCCACCTTCGATGCAGTCAAGCATGCTAGGAGTTCTCACAAAGAAAACGCAGTTTCCGCAAATACTTTTCTTCGACTCTTCTGAAGTTGTTTTCCAGCGGTCAGCTTTTTCTTGCCAGAACTCGTCGTTTGGCTCGTTAGGGTTTAGTGGGCCATAGCCAACGTTGTCGATGGCGTTCTGTCTGTTGTTGACGTTTAGAACGATGTCTCTAGTTGCAGGTGGGCAAGAATCTTCAGACACGGCAAACTCGGTTGCGGAAGCATTTATTGGCACACAGTTAGGGACTTTTTTACCGTCCTTCATCTTCATACCAATTTGCTTGTAGCCCTCCCAGCAAGGGTCGTCAGTTGCGAGTTCCATATCGTCTGAACTTATTAGCGTTGAGGTGAACCATGCTGCTGCTGTCACTGAGCCTCCGTAAACCTTTGCCATAATTTGAGTATGACCTGCGATAGCTTTAGAGGCACATCTGTGATGTCCATCTACTAGCTTGTACCCATCAGCATCTTTGTAAACAATTACTGGCTTTGTGATTGAGCGGGCATCTTTAAATTTGTTTGGGTCTAGGTTAGTCTGAGTTGGAATCAAGTCAGAGATGTCTAGATATTTTTCCTCATAGTCTTCTAGGTCTTTTACTTTTTGCTTTAGTTCGCCCTGAGCTAAGTAAGGAGCCTTAGAGAATATCTTCTCTATTGTTTTATCTTTTACATCAACTACGCCATCTGGAATTACAGCAAAACGACACTTGCCTTCAGACTCAACCTCGGCTGAGATGATTGCACAGTTAGAGCCACCACGATAGAGAACGCAGTTGCCACACTTGACGCCAATAGATGCGACTTCGTTTTCTTCAGCTGGAGTATATCCAGCCCAGATGCCGGTATCGTCTTCGTTGAATTTACCGTACTTGTCGGCAATTTCTAGAAGTGCCTCAGCTAGGTCTTGCTCCTCAGGAATTAAATCAATAGCGTCTCGGGCAGGGCTAGCGTTGCCCTTTCCGGACTTGATTATTTCTGAGAAGTAGTCAGCCATTAGAAACTAGACGCATCCATCTTTAGAGAAGAACGTAGCTGCCATGCCCACTTCTGGTGCATGTCGATACGCTCTGCAAGGAAGTTAGCAATGCCCTGCTCGTTGCAGTTGTTAGCAACGTTGAAAGCCTTCTTGATACACTCGTGTAGTGCGTTGTTGATTTCGTAAAGTGAAAGCAACATAGCAGATGCATCGGAAGTAATTCTGGTTGGCTCTGGGATAGAGGAAAGTTCAACAAAGTCGGTTAGAAGATAAGGTGCGTCATAACCTAACTTGCGAACATTTTCAGCAAAAGGGTCAATTGCTGAGTCGTAGTCTTCGTAGATTTCCTCAAAGAAGTCGTGCAACTGAGAGAATTCGATGCCCTTTACATTCCAGTGATATCCGTGAGCAATAAACTTTGAAAGAACAGTCGAGCCTAGGCAAATAGCAAGGTGCTTAGCTAGGTCGGTGTTTCCTTTGAAGTCGTTTGATAGTTCCATGTCTAGGTTTTCCATTAGAGTCCTAAGGTTGTGTTGGTTCAGCTAGACCCGGAGGTGGGGGTGGGCCAGCTGGCTGTTCGGTCGGTGGAGTCGCTTCGGCAGGTGTAGGTGCGGCAGGTGTTGGTGCTGGAGCTCCAACTGGAGCAGGAGCAGCATTGCTAGGTGTTGCTGGGTTTAGTAAGTTTTGAATCTCTGGTGGAACAGGAGCAACTGAGTTAGCCTGTGCCTTTGCACGAGTCGCTTCCATAATGTCTGGAGCAACAACGCCAAGCATCGCCTCAGTGAGTTCAGGTGTAATAGCACCCTTGTCAATTACAAGACGCATAGCAAGCTCCATTGGGCTTGGTGCATCTTGGTCTGAGAATCCGTGAGCACGTCTCCATGTGTCATAAGATACTGCCATCTTGCCAAAGCCGTTGTCAGCATCTGCTGCACGGTCGTTGCGAGTTGCAACTTGGCTAGGGTCGTACCAGATAACAAGACGGTTTACATCTGCCTCTGAGTAGCCAATAGAGATTAGGTACGGGCGTAGGTAGACAACAGTAAACGCATCTGAGATAAGAAGCATTAGAGGTTCGATGTGTGCCTTATAGAGGCTCTCATCGATTTGTAGGGCATTTGAGTACTTGACGTTAGCCAGACCCGAAACGATGTCCTTAGGGACGTCTAGGCCCTGCATGATGCGTTCTAGAACACGGTCAGCACGTTCTGCAAGCATAGGGTCGAATGAACGCTCAAACTTGAACTGCTTGATTTTATCGCCAAGCTCAGCAGGTCCGCGGATAATAAGTGGAACGACAGCAGAGGCTGAATCTTCATCCTTAATAGGAGTAAGCATTGCATCTACAAGTTGGTCTTCAAAGTCGTCAGCAGCCTCTTCAGGGTTGTACTGCTCGTTGTAGTTGCCATTCTCGTCATAAGGATAGTCAGGGTCTGGAGCAGCAGCAACAGAAAGACCATCTGGAAGGTAGAGAGCACCAGCGTTTAGGCGTGAACGTGCAGTCGCACGGAAGGTGCGGTTTAGAAGTAATAGCTCGGCACAAAGGTCTAACAGACCTCTTAGGCTTGAGTCGGATTCTTGGCTATAGCGTGGGTGTGATTTCCAGACGCGACCAATGAAAGAGTTCTGAGGTAGGCGAATTATGTCAGAGCCACCAGTAGACATCATTGAGGAGCCACTAGAAACATCTCTTCTAGGGTTGATGATGTAGTTTCCTTTTTGGTCAATCTGAAGTTCATCAGTTGAACGGATATCCCAGCTCTCAGGTAATCCAGTTCCAATTCGCTCTGGAACCTGAACTAGATAGCACTCACCAGTCACTTGAAGATTTAGGGCAGCATCCTTTAGAAGACCAGCCTGACCTCCGTAAGCAGAGTCTAAGCGGTCTAGTGCACGCTCAGCAGCCGCAGCTAAGTCTTTGTCAACAACCTTTGACTTACGAACAGTGATAGGTGCCTCGGCAGGGTCTTCTACAATTGCTGCATAAAGACGAATACGAGAAACAACAGAAGCAACCAAGTTGAATGCATATTTTACTTCTCCAATCGCGTCGTAGTACTCCCAAGCTTCAGTCTGCCATGCGGTAGATGCTGCTTGACGTCTAGATTTAAATTGCTGTGCCTCGCCCTTGTCGTTCATCTTGATTTGAACGGCTGCTGCAGTTAGTGGACGCGGTTGGTTATAGCCAGCAGGCTCTGCGTAAACGATTCCAAATGAATCTGTATATGTGGCAGGGTTATTAGGTCTAGCACCCGGGGTATATGCCCTAAGTGGGCTAACCTGAGGTTGCTTGCGTGGCTCTTTGCCTGGTTCACGCTTGAAAATGCCCAAAAGGGACTCCCTGTCTTATGTTAACGGAACGAATTAGCGAATTCGTGCGGCTAAGTAACCAACAATGGTTGAGATTGCTAGTACTAATGATACCACAACTGTCGCAGATGGAATTAGAAGGTATGAACCAACAATAAAAGCAGATACCCAGAGGCTAGTGCACCAATCACAAGTGATTAGATAGCCTAAATTGATTCTATCAGGTGGAAATTTGTTCCAAATCTTTTCTCGTAGTGTGGAAAAGATGGTGTCAGTCGTAATCAGGCGAGTCAGTCGGTGAACTGCAAGCGTGAGAATAAAAAAAGTAAATAAATCTGGCATTTAGTCCTTACTTGAGCCTAAAGTTTTGTATGGATTCCATCCTCGGAGTCTAGAACCGCATCCGCAGTTGTGGTCACGCTTAAAAGCAACCATTTTTCCTGACTTTGTGATGAGTCTATGGGTTGTATCGTTAGAATGAGCAGCTAAATAGGTCTCATAGTCCTCTTGGAAGACGATTTTTGCCCCTTCAGGGCTATCAATGGCTACCATAACAAGGTTTTCGGTCAAAACTACCCTTGCAGTGCCTACATAATAGACATCTTGCTGTTCTGGGTTAGCATAAAGCGTTTCAATGTTGTCAATAGTGCCTGGAGCAGCAAAAGATGAATGTGCAGGGAAAATATCCTCAATAATACGCATTATCTGACCCTAAAAGGACCGCTAGAGCCCGGTAAACGCCTATTTGATAGTGATTTTGCCCTAATTTTGCCTCCACTAAAGCCCGCAGGAGGTTTGATTAGTAGTGCAGTAAGGGCGTGAACTAGTGCATCTACTCGGTCAGGAGATTTTCCTTCTCCTGGAATCCATGCAATCATCTGGGTTTCAAGGTCTGGCATAGCTCTACCAACGTGGTGAACTCTTCCTTGGTCGTAAGCCATAGTAATTGGCTCTGCACGAAGTTGCTTACCTTGCTTAGAGTGGACTTCAAGAACCTTTACAGTCGGGTCAATTGTGTTGATAGCATTGCGAACTAGGGCTCCACCTTGGTTTACTTCGGCTACTACAGGACATCCCCACTTGCGAGCCATCTCAACTACCTTACGAGCCCAAACTTCGGGGGAACCATGGACGCTGGCGTCCTCAAGAACCCAAGCATTGCGCTTATATAGGTCGTGCTCCGAGGTAGACGCACAGACAACGATGCCACATTCGTCTCGTGGGTTCTCTGCAACAGACGGGTCAACGCCAATAACTCTTAGAGGGGTAGCCATCGGAAGAATAAATTGTCTTCCTGACTCAATTGTCTCTTCTGTCCACATCGCTCCGTCCATAGCCTCAAGCATTTCACCGTAAAGCTCTTGTCGAGCTAGGGCTGTACCCTCATAAACGCCGAGCATTGTGTCTAGATAAGCACCAGAAAGGTTTCCAGCGTTGTCCATGGTTGAACCTTTAGTGATTACAACCTTGCCGTTCTTGGATTCTTCAATAAGTTTGTAAAGAAGAGGGGTACGTTTTGGGGTAGTTGTAACTAAAATTTTAGGTTGTTGGCCTAGACGAGTTCCAACACGCAAGTTATCAAATGCGGTCATACCTGCAGCATCTGGAGTTTGTCTCCAAGCTGCAATTTCATCACCCCAAGCATGAGTAAACTGAGGTCCACGGAGTGAGTCTGGTTCGTCAGCAGTAAAAAGGGATGCAACGTTTCCGTTAGGCCAGGTTAGGCGACGCTTAGATGGTTCGTAGAGAGGTCTTTCTGAGGGTGGAGTGACATTCATAATGCCAGACTCACCTTCAACGATAACGTCACGAACGTCACCAGCAGTACGAGCAACGAGTGCAAAACGTCTTTGGCCAGTAGTTGTGTATCGAGCCTGTTCACGCACCCATTCGGATGCAAGTCTTGTCTTACCGAAACCACGTCCTGCTAAGACTAGCCATACGTTCCAGTCGCCATCAGGAGCTTGTTGCTCTGGACGACCCCAAACAGACCAATCCCAGAGTAGTGCATCCGGGTCCATGCCGTTTAGTATGGCAAATCGCTCTGCGTCAGGCAGAAGTGCGAGCTGTTCCATGATGCTTTTACCCATGAAACTATCCTAATCTATAACTATATCCCCTAGAGGGCAGTAGTCTACTTTTTTAGATTTCCTAGAGAGGATATCTTTGCCATTGTCGTGGTAAGTAATCTCCATATCAATGTTGTGTTCCCATAGTTTGGAGTGCAGGGAGTTGCTAACTGTTTCCATGCAAACTGTGCACTTTCCAAACCAGAGTGAATTATCTTTTCTAAATCCGTCTTGCGGGGCCATGACATCAAAGTTTAGACCTATTCCTCGTTCTCGAATATCTTGTTGAGGCAGAGAGAGAAGTTTGTCTGTATTGGTAAGCATTATCTTAGGCGGTTCACATCAAGAATTGGGTTGTAAACCTTAGAGGTTGCGTTGATTGGCTTTTTGTAGCCGTAGCGAACCAGACGGAAACGCAGAGCACCATGAGTAACACCTAGACGCTTTGCAAGGCGGTAAAGGGTTACGCCTTCGTTGACGTGTGCGTGGTTTAGTAGAGCTGTGTACTCTTCTGCCTCGGCACGAAACTTCTTTCCGTTCGAGCGAACCTGCTGTGCAAGTGGCTGAAGTTCTAGAAGTCGAGCAAGAGTTTCTGGAGAAGGCTCGATGTAAGTCGGGCGTACACGCTCAGGCTTTAGTGGCGGGGTTGGAATTTCAACTCCAGTATCAAGGGCAAGTTCAGTGCTAGGTTCAGCATTTGCAATTTGACGTACACGCTCACGAGTTAGGTGGCTTGCAGCTGCAATTGCCTCAAGAGTCCAGTGCTGGTTGCGTAGTTCGCGAATCAACTGGTCTCT